AGCTTGAATATGTGCTATATTGGGAGAAACTTACTCTTGTCATATTTTGTTATTATTGTATAAAGATACGAAAAAACTCTGATATATCAAAATTTTAACTTAAGTTTCTTTATTATTTTAGGGTCAGTTCCGTAACTTTCCGCTATATTATGTAAAACCTGATGTCCTCCTTTGATTGCATATAGAATATCCACATATTCCTCAGCCTCCGTTTCTGATACCTCATAATACTTAGAAACCAGCTCTACTATCCATTTCTCATACTTTTCGGATGATGCTGGCTTCATATATTTTAAAAATGTCCTACTTTTTGGGATAACACCAATTAATGCCAAATATAAAGCCTTTGGTGGTAGTTCCTGTAGTAATGGTTGTAATTGGGCTACAGTAGATACCCAATCGGTATTCATAGAAAGGAATCTAAGAACCATATAGTTACTCCATGTCTTTTTATCCGCATCCTCTAACTTATCCCAATATTTAGGATTTTGGACATCAGTTATTTGTTTTATATGGTCAAATAGAGTTACTGCCATTATTATTCTGCTTTTAAGCCTGGAGGCAATAATTCATTAAGAACTTCACCACAATCACCACATAGAAATAATTCTACAGGTAATACCTCATCTTTTTGTTTGTTTGTAACTAATTTAGATATCTTACGAAATCCAAATCCTTGCACAAAAACCTCACCACCGCATTTTTTACAAGCGATTGCTTCAGTTTTTGTTAAATCTAATGGTTGAATTTGTTGTTCACCCATTCCCGTTCCATCTGCTCCTAAAATATTTGCCATATTATCCGATTAAATTGTTTATTTGAATTAATGTTGCTGCCGTTGGTATTTCCTTATCAATACATTGTGCGTGATTCAATTGACCTTGTGATAATTCAATGATTACATTAGCTGTATTGTTTGGTGCATATTCCTCTACCTTTTCATATAACAAAGTATATAAATCAGTAAAGTCCGTTACTTTACTATCAATAATAGTTTGTCTTAGTTTTAGATAACGATTTCGTTTATCATCTTTTGATTTAAGAATATCAACTACTTTTTGTTTATAATCACCTTCCAACAAATTTTTAGTATCAACTTTTAATACACCTTTAATAGAATTCATTTGGCAAGTATTAATTACCTTACGAATATCCGGATAGCTAGAATCAATGATTGGAACTAAATCTTTAATATCAAATTCGATATTCTCTGCTTTCAAAATCTTACTCATCTGAATTGCTACATCCTTTTTAGTTGGAGGAACAATTTGAAATGATTGACATCTACTCTGAATTGGGTCAATTACTTTCTCAACATAGTTACAAGTCAAAATGAAACGGCAATGTCCACTAAAAGTTTCCATTAAGTTTCTTAAGATTGCCTGTGCGTTGTGAGTCATATAATCAAACTCATCCAAAATGATAATCTTAAATGGTTTGAATCCCATAGAAGATGCGAAGTTAGTGATTTTGGTTCTTACAGTATCCACATTGTTCTCGGAAGATGCGTTGATAATCATATAATCACATTCAATTGATTTTACGATTAACTTTGCTAATGTAGTTTTACCTGTGCCCGCTTTTCCATACAATAATAGGTGTGGAATTTCACCTGCTTCTAAGTAACCCTCTACTTTTGATTTTAGATGTTCGTTACCTACATAATCAACCAATTTAGATGGGCGATATTTCTCTACCCAAAGGTTGTTGTTTACCTTTTCTTCGGTTTGCTCTATAAACATATTTTATTTTTTTATTTTCCCGTTGAACCAAATCCACCATCACCTCTTTCAGTATCCGATAACTCATCAGTTTCTTCAAACTCAATTGGAGGATGTGGGATAATCATAATCTGGCAAACTCTATCACCAACCTTATAATCGTTTTCACTAACCGAATTGTTGTTAATTTTGTTGAATGTAGCTTGTAGTTCACCTCTATATCCACTATCAATTACACCAACCGAATTACTTAATTGTAATCTGGTTTTTCTAATTGATGAACGAGGGAATACTAATCCTACGAATCCTTTGGGTATTTCCAAAGCTATACCCAATCCGTATGTTATCTGAGTATCCGTTTCTGATATAATTGATGTTGCTATCAAATCCATTCCAGCATCTCCATCTTTTGCATATGATGGGATTACTATATTAGGATTAATCCTCTTTATTTTCACTTTCATTTTGTAAACTTTGTTTTAGTAATTCTAATTCTTTATTTTGAGAATCTCTTAATGCCTTACCCTCTTCCGATAATTCTCTAGCAAACAACTTAAACGATTTTCCGTTTTTGTGTTTGAATTGTATAAAAGAATTTTCAGTATTATTAAGTGTAAGATTTACGGTAGGATCTTTATCATAGATTATATCCTCACCAGTCCACGCAAATATTTGTGGTTCATCTTCATCAAATTGAAATACCCATTCACAATTTTCATACTTGTTTGGTTCTGCTAGATTCAGCTCACCAATTGGTTCTAAATTTTCGTTTTCCATAATTTTGTTTTTTATCTTCCTACTTCTGATAGGTATTTTGCTTTCATTTCTTCCCAACTAATTCCAATAGCATCTATGTAGAATAAGTGTTCAGGTTTAATTCTTCCTTCATCATGTAGTTTTGTGTATCTACTGATTGCGTGTTTTTTCCACCATTTGTTGATGTATTCAGTGCCTTGCTTAAACTTATCTTTAATGATTAATTTATCTTCATCAATTTCTTTACGAAGAAACTCAGCTCCATTCTCATACATCATAGCGAAGTAAACACCTCTCTTAAATCCGTGATGATATTCAGTTGCCTTAATACCACACTCTTTAAAAATCTGTCCTAATATCTTTTGTTTAATACCACTAACAGGCCCACTAGCTCCTTCACCGGCTCCCATATTAGCACCATTACGAATTCTTTCATTGGTGATATTATTCTGATACCACTCTGCTCTATTTTCCTTTAACCATTGATGCCAAGGGTCATAGAATTTATCATCGGGCTTCAAACTAATTTTACCTGCTGATTCACCTAATGTTTTGAAAAGAGGGATACCATTATACTGAGAGTGAATTCCGTAAAGTGATGTAGTTCCAACTGCAATTAGAGTATCACCATATTTTGTTTTCCAATAGTTTCTAACCTCCGGCACAGTTGTCATCATAGCAACTAACTTACCACCTAAGAAGTTATATCCCAAAGGTTGAGTACATACAATTGTAGAAGCAATAGTAGTGTTGTTTAACTTACCATCAACAAACTTATTATCTTTAGTCCAACCAATGAAGTTATCTCTAACTCCCATAGCGGTTACATCAGATGCTAATGAAATCTGTCCTAATAGTTTTCCACTTACTCTATCCTTTACATTAATCTTTACATTACGGCCAGGGTTTGCTGTAAAATCCATTGTGTGAATCATACGTCTTATCGCTGCCCATTTGGTAGATTCTTTTGGATTATCATCAACAATCTCAACGTAAGGGTCTAACGATTCAATTTCTTTTATCGTTAGCTCCTTATTGTTGATATCAGTTGGTTTCCATTGAGAATCATAATACGATGCTATTTGGGCTTTAGCCTGAATCATTGATGGTTCTTGCAACTCCACCCACTTTTTGTATAGTGTTTGTTCTTGCACAGACATTGTCATCAAATAGTCCATATTTTCTTTTAACTTTGCTTTTTCAATATCAAAGTCAAAGACAGGTTTTTGTGGTTCAGTATCCCAAAAGCTCATAATAATTATTTAATTTCTACTAAGTAGTATTCAGATTTGTAATCTCCATCTTCAAATGATACATGCGATAATCCCTTAGATGAGATTTTCAATGAAGATGATGTTGCTCCTTTGTTAGAAACTAAAATTGCTTTTAGATATTTTGCTGAGAATGCAATTGGTTCGATATCATTTTCACAAGTGCAATTTACTGTCAAAGAGATACGATTTGAATTGATAGATGAATATCCTAATACGATTTCACCCTTACCACCTTTACAAATAAATGTAAATGTATCTGCATCAGCTAATGCACCTTTTGATTTTACAAATTTGTTTACAAAATCATCATCCAATGTAAGTTCAGCATCGAATGGAGGTAAAGCCTTCAATTCAGGAACTGCAGGAATAACTGATGGTGCTGCCAACATATATTGCATCTTAGTTCCATTATCTGAGAACTTAACTGCGCCAGTTACTTCTTCTACTTTAATGTTTTCATCCAATACACTCAATAATCCTTTCAATTGAGATGTAGTATAGATACCAAATTCACCTGCTGGAAACTCCGCATCTTTTAATGATACACTTCCTAACAAAGTTTTATCATCAGAAATCATTTTTACTGATAATTCTTTTCCATCGGATTTAACCATAACCGATTCGATTTCTCCACCGAGATTGTAACGGTTGATGAAACCATCTAATTTACTTTTTTTCATGTTGTTTTTTAAGTTTTAAATTTAATTTATACAAATATACGAATTTATTTTCATTTTACCAAATTAAAATGCGAAAAATTGTTCTGCTGTTTTTTGAGATGATAAAACAGCTCCCCATCCCAATGCTCCATAGAAATCTTCTAATTTCTTAAGGAGTTCTCTTTCAAAGATTTTATCATAATCAATATACATCCTTACCAAATCCATTATTTCATTCGGGTCATCATATCCTTTGAATCCAACGGCATCTAATCCAAATGGGTTTTGCTTCAAATATACCCACTTAATCTTATCACCATCTTTCATTGGAGCGTGCTTAGCTGCACAATTGAAGTGAATTAATAATTGGTTATGTGCAATTGCTGCTTTAACGTGTGCAGGAGTTCCACTATTAAATTGGAACATTGCCCTATTATCTTTTTTCTTTGGAATGTATTTAGATATTTCTTTTACTGCCGAATTCTTAGCGATAGAAGTTACATCCATATTCACCAAATCCTTTTTGAAATCATATATCTTATCAGTCAGAACCATTTCAGTTTCACCTTGTAGGATTGAAATAAGAACACCACTCATAAACTTACGGAATTGTGCTGGATATGATGAACGAACTACATCCAAGCCTTTAACATCCAATCTATCACACGGAATACCATTCTCCGCAATAATCCATTGAGCGTATCGTTTCTTAGCAATCCAAATACCACTTCGAGATACGAATTCTTTCTTAATTTGGAAACGATGTTTTTCTTTTGGAACATTAAATACCTTTTCTGAAAATATATCATAAAAGTTATTTAAAAAATCCTGCGTTTCACCAGCGATAGCATCTACCTTTAGGGCAATTTCAGAATCAGATAACGTTCTCCAATCTTTATGTCTATGGTCTAATAGGGGAACTGCCGAAAAGAATACGGAATCCGTATCAATATAG